TCATCCGCTTGTATCGGCCCATAAGGCGCATGGCGTGAACCGCAAAGCGGATCAACCGGGCGTCTTGCAGGTTGTCGATTTCAAACTTCGAAAAGCCGTAGGTCTCCAAGTGCGTGTCGAGATCCTCTCGATCTTTTGCCGCAACACTCGCGTCGTTCCATTCAGGGAAATATTCCCGAAGCTGCTTTCGCGCCTCCGCTACTCGCCCCTGATGCTGCTGGATGTAATCTCCGAAGGCATTCTCAAGCGTTTCACGGGGTATGGTCTGCATCACCCGTTGCATAACGCCGTCGATTTGCTGCCTAGCAGACAGGACTTCATTCATGCTTTCCGTACGCCAGTCCTCATGCTCGTCGCGTCTCCGCTCGAAATCACGGACCTCTTTAATACGGTCTTTCATTGCGCCAACTGTCATTGGCTCGTCGTCATCGTCGAAGGGTACGGCAAGCTCATAGAGTGCCTTAGCATCAACGCCCATTTCCTCTGCAAAGTCGGAAACGGTCCTGGACTTCGACTTCTTCGCCTTCCTCTCGGCCGGGTCTAGATCGTCGTCGTCAAGCTCAAGCGCCGGCCGGTTCGCGTTCGCACGCGCATCATCGGCCGACGCGTCAGGGGCAGCGCGGGTTGCCTCGTTCCCGCGCTTCCCTACATCATCACGGCTCTTGCTGCGGTCAGAGCGTGACGATTTCCTTTGTTCACCTTCGTTGGTTCCAAAGCCCAACATTTCCGCCGCCTTATCGAGCGGCAAATTCTTTCCTGAGGGATCATTGTCCCGATCGCGCGCGAAAGGCCGGCGCGACTGCCCGCTCTTGCCAGCCGGTTCGGCCCGGGTTGCGCCGCTTTCACGCAATATCCGTTCGGCGGCTCGCGCGCCTCGATCTTTCGATCCGGCTTCCGCTAGGCGACTCTGTGAATTCGTAGTGGAGTTGTTGGAGTTGTCCGCAGACATAATCTATTCCCTCTAGTTGGTTGACGATCTCACTTACGAGAAGAGGCCGGCTTAGCCCTTCCGGGTTCGCTAGATCCGCGACCCTTGCCTTTAGGAGGTTTTCCGTCAGCTCCTCCTTTAGGATCTCGATTACCTGCGGCGTTAGAGCTTCGCAGATCTGCCGCTTCACTTCTGGCTTTAGCAAAGTCTATAACCCCCGCACGTTCGGCGTTGCTTTGATCGACTTGCGCTTGCAAAGTCGCGTTGAAGTATTTGAACTGCGTTTCTTGGTCTGACTTGTATTTCGCCATGGCCGACGCAATTTGTTCTGGTAGCGCGGCGATCTTTGCGGCTTGATCGGCCGTATCCTGCGCCTGTTGCTTGGACTGTTGCGCCTTCGTCTCGCCGGCCGCCTTCGCCTCTTCCGAGGCCGGGTCAACCAAGTAGCTTTCGGGATTGTCGATCATGTTGACCGTCATCCAATCCGTAATCAGCTTGTAAAGGCCGTCGAGCGTCACGAGCTGGCCTTCAAGACCGGAGGCAAGTGCAGCCTGATAGAGCTGGATTGCCGCGAAGAGCGTCGCGGAGATCTGCGTCCGCTCACCCATCGAATAGCCCATCTTGACGTTGCAATAGCTGCGCGGCTTCCAAGACGCCGGGTCGGACTGCGTCCAAGCGCCGTTCATCTTGAGGCTAATCGGCCCGTTCTGCCCGTCGCGCAATTCGGAGTGAGCAAGCAGGAACATCCCGCGAATCATGCTCTCCGCAAGGTTGCGGGTCATGTAAGAGACAAGCAGCTCCTTGGACGCATAGACGCGCTCCGTTCCGTGCGCGGTATCCTGCGCGAGCTGCTCTTCCGACCCGACCATGTCGACGGCCGCGCCGCCGCGTTCCGTGCGCATCTTGTCAAACATCTGCAATGCGGCCGCGATCGACGGCCCGACATCGAGCACCGGGATAGGCGTGATCGAGTTGATTTGCTTCATGCGAACGGGACCGCCAGCCTTAGGCGCGAGAATATCCGCCGCCTCGACTTGCCCGGCGACAACGCCGAACCGGCCGAAGGAGCAATTCTTAACGTTGTCGATCCACTGGCGAAGCAGCTCGCTCTTGCCGCTCTGGATTGACGACAGCTTGTCGGACAGCGCCTCGCCATGATGGCGGTTAGCGATCGGGAATGCAGTGCCGGCGCAATAAGGCACCCGCGACACCGGATCCGGATCTAAGAGCCAATCTTCCGAGCCGGCCGCCTCCGATAGCCAGCACCGGTAAAGATAGGCCGTATCGTCCTTTTCATCGAAGGACAGCCAAGCATAGGCTTCGAACACCCGGCAGATTTCCATCGCCTTGACGATCGGGTCAACAACCTGTCCCTTTCGACGCCGGCCGTTGCTTTCAGATCCGGAGTTGCGCACCGTCGCGGGCAGATCGTCGACAACCGCTTGAGGCACGCCCATGCGCACGAGATCGTTACGGGTCTTGTAGTGGACCTCGCCGGTAAGCGGGCAATTGTGCAGGCTCATTCGATCCCAATCGGGCGTCATGAAGAACCGGTCATTGGCGACCGCGTCGACCGTCAAGGACTTGACGGTCTTCGTCACCTCGATCCGCGCAACCTGCTTTTCCGGGTTGTAGGACACAAGCCGCTTTTTCAAGGTCGGGTCGGGTTGCCCGGTCGCGTCGTCGGTCGTATCCATGGCGATCGGAAGCAACTCTTCCGAGACCCCAGGTATCGTCATTGTCGAGCGATCGACGTCCGAATCCCACCAGACTTTCAGATAGCCATTGCGATACATCAGCGCGTTTTGCACGCCGCCAAGCATGACGCTAAAGCCGCCGTTGTCTTGGATGGCAACCTTGTTGACGGCCCGGCTTTCAGCGGCCGCCGCTTCTTCGTCTTCCGCGCTCTCGGCCTCAAGCGTCACAACCGCGTCCGTCGAGAACGAAATCACCATTTGCGCGCAGACGGCCGTGATCATCGAATTCACGTCGGCCGACTGGATAGTCGACTGTCCGTCTTGTTCGGTCCCGGTAGGCTCAAGCATGAATTGCTGCCAAGCCCGCGCCCGCTGTTGATTGCCGCGTGACGCAGCATCGAGCGACGTCTCAATCGACTGGCGAAGGTGCGCGACAATGCCGTCGTAACCCTGTTTTGTGCTTGCTGCCCTCAATACCATTTGTCTCGCCTCGATCTTCCGTAGCCTGCGTTGCCAGTGTCAAAAAGGAGTGGTTGCGATATGAAGTTGGACCGGTCATAGGCCGTCGCCAGCATTCGCAATTGGTCGACGCCGTGAGACGTCCAGTCATGTTTTGGTGTCGTCTTGAACGATCGGTTCAAATCGTCATACCCGTATGAGTAGTTGACCAAGCATTCGAGAAGGTGCGCGCACTCGCCTTCGTCCATCCAAAAGTGATCGAGCATATTGCGGACGGACTCGACGCCATCGGCCAAGCTCCACCCCTTCGGAGATAGCTCGAAATCAAAGCCCATGTTCGCGGCGATCTGCTTTCGCGTCATGCCCGACCCATACTCATGCACTTCCAAATCGTGCGGCCCGATATGGCGCGCACCCGTCAAATCGACCTCCCGCTCGCCGCACCATTCGCGCACGCCCTTGATGCAATCGGGCAGCTTGGTAAGCGTGAATTCGAGGTAGCCAATGCAGCGGATCTCAGTGCCGGCAATCTGGTAGATCCCGACGCTTGTTGCATCCGCCCATCCAAGATCCCACGCCGTGACGATCGGAAGCGTCCGGTCATACTTGACCATCGTCAGCCGACGCGCCTTTTGCAGCGCATCCATTTCCTTGCCGTAGACCGCACCCACCAAGGCCGCGTTAAAGCTACACATGAACTCTTGTTCGAAGAGCGCCTCTTGCATATCGCGGCGCGCCTCGTCGATCTCATGCTGTGGCAACATCCCGGTTTGAAGGACGTTGTAGTTATGGAAAGACCATGTCGGATCGTCGACCGAGACGCGCGACAGCTCATAGAGCTTGTTCATGCGACCCTTCGGCGTACCCATCAAAAGCGCCCTCCCCTGCCGATCGGCAAGCGCTGGACGTAGTACCGAGTCCCATAGTCGAGGGTCGCAATCCGCCACCTCGTCGACTATCGCCTTGTCAAAGTACATGCCGCGTATCGCGTCAATGTTATCAGCGCCTAGCAGGAAGAACTTAGAGTCAGTTGGTAAGTAGGTAATGCAGAGATCACCCTTGCTGATATCGAAGAACTCACCCGTTCGGTTGCCAGACTTCGCGACCGACGCCATGTAATCCCAAGCCAGCTTCTTTGCCTGTTTCAGGAAAGGCGCGATGTAGACGACGCGAGGCGAAGGCAACGGGCAGGCCAGCACCGTCTCGTAGCCGTCGAACACAGCGGTAACGGTCTTGCCAGCGCGACGGTGCATAACCACGCCGCGATGACGCTTCCGATCATTAAGGACCGCGCGTTGATGCGGCTTGGCCTGAAAGTTGACGCGGCCCTTAATGAGCGCCATGGATCAAAGCCCGATCTTGACAGCGAGGGCGTCACGCTCTGCGCGCAGCTTCGCGTATGACACCGGGTTTGCTTCGAAGGCCATCTCGCGAGACAGCGCCTTCATGCGATCGTAATCGCGCTTGAGATCGTCGACAGCGACCTTGCCACGCGCCCGGCCGGCCAAGACCGGATCAACGTATCGGTCTTGGTCCGTCGCGTGATAGTAGAGTGCCAGGCACAACAGCGCCGCGACCGTGAACAGCACGGCCATGTTGGCAAAGACAGAGGCTTCCGACAGGAAGAGCCCGACACAAAGCATTGTGGCCGCAAGGCCGGTATAAACCCACTTCAACTTCATCGTTTTCACCTTTCCTCAGTTTGGCGTCACCATGACGCGCTAGTTAACGGCCGCCGCTTCGCCAGCTTTGCCGGCCGCCTTGCTCTTGGACTTTTGCACGTTAGCCGTGCGCTGGTCCATTTCACGCTCGACAACATCGGCGAATCTTGCCAATGATTCGCTTGACGCTCTGAGCGCCGTGACGACGCGCGTTTCAAACTTCTCATTTGGAGGCGACTTGCCGGCCGCGATCATCGAAGCAACCATCATCCAAGCGTCGGCCGTCTCTTGCTCTCCAAGCTGGCCGTACATGTCAGCGTGTTGCAAACAGAACTCGCGTTGTGCGCCCGGGTTGAAGTTTAACGATGTTAGGTCTTTCAGTTTGGCTAGTGCCATGGTCCGCAGCTCCGAATATGCCGGCGACAGTGCCCGCCGACGTGGCAAATGCTTAAGGAACAGGCGTCGGCGCGCTCGCGGTCTGTCCGACCGTCGCCCCCGCGTACCAGACGGCGCTGTCCACAAAGAAGTTCAACATGCGGTCGCTAGCTTGATCGAAGTCATCGCATTCCGTGAAAAGTGCAATCACACGGTTACCTTGATTATCAACATTCTCGTATACCTCGATCATTGCGAGGGCTGGCGACTTGACAGTCCAGTTGCCAGTCAGGTTAAACCGTGCCCACCTTGGCGCAGCGAGGTCGATCTCGCGAACGCTGTTGATCTGCCTAAGCGAGCCGTCTTTGCCTGCGCCGTAGATGATACCGAAGAAGGGCATGAGCCTTAGTCCTTCACGAGCATGGTTTTGTTGATGTAGGACCGCCATGGGTCCAACTCGAAGTGCGGCAAGTCCACTAGCCCCACGCTGTTGGTCTTGCCGTCTCTGTCCCAATCTCCGCCCCACCGGAGGGGGACACCGACGCGCTGCGAGGCGTTCATCATGACGTCTCGCAGCGTTCGGAACGCATCCCGAACATCAGCGCGCTTAGTGTCCCAGGAATACGGAGCCGGAAAGAGATCGACGGCGACCGCAGGATTGTAGTTGTGCGCACTGTCCCCGAAGTGCGCCTTGGACCGGCCAAGCGAGAAGGCCAGTTCTTGAGCATGACGCCCGCGAATACTGTCGAGGATAGAGAACTCGACGTCACGGATTGCGAGATCCACCATTGCCATCAAGGGCTTTTGCAGAAGCGCACGCCGCGACATCGAGGTCATCGTGAACTTGTATTTCGCAGGCGTCATGATCGACATGTGATCAGACTTTCTTGTTCGGGATCAGCCACACGAGAAGCGGCGACAGGATCGCCAAGCCCGTGTTGATCTGAACCGCCGCGTCGGCCGATACATGCGTCCAGCCGAAGGCATTCGAGATCGACAATCCCGAAACCACCAGTGTCGCCAAAGCTTTGTCTACAGTCGTAAGCATTTCCTGCCGTCTCCTTCGTTGTTCGGCGGCTGCGCCGTCGTCATCATCCCAACTCACTAGACCGTTCCTTCGGCCGTAGCCTTCACCTCGCCTTGCGGCGCTTGCCATGCGAATTCCAACTCGAATTGGTTTTCGCTACTGCTCTTCTTCCGGGTCTTGGTATCTGGCGGGCCATACAGCCGGTCCATAACCATGAGCCCGATGCGAGCTGCTTCCGCAGGCTGCATTGTGATCTTGGACCGCGCATCGAGCGCGAGCGCCAAGAGGTTGCAGACAAACACAATCGGTTCGGAACCGAGCGCCTCGACTGTCGCGGCGTGCATTTGCCCGGGCGTGAGTCTGTCGTCGACCTCTTCGCTACTCGCGATCAGGTCTTGCAGCTTCGCCATAGATTTATTCATGCGGTCTTCGGGTCCGCCGACTGCCATTCTTTCGTTTCCTCAACGATTACAGAGGGTTAGGCAAATAGCTTTGCTACTTGCCCATAGAAAGCACGACGCAGCGGATTCTGGCCCGAAAAGGCATCAGCCAGATAGTTATTGACGGAGTAGTCTTGCAGGCCCGAGAGCATCCCTTGACGCTCAATCGGGTTGTTCGATCCGAGGAAATCGAATGCAGTGTGCGTATCAGCGGGCGGCGGCATCGTCATGCCACCACCCGCTGGATTGCTGGCACCGGATGCGGTCGGGCTGCCAGCAGCATCAGCGCGCAGGGAGGAGGAGCGCGCGCCAATGGGCTCTATGTGCCAATTCTCATTTGAAAGGGGGAACGTTAGTCCGTAGGCTTGAGCGTTTTTATGCGCCCAATCGATCAACGATGGATCGCCTTTGCCCAAGCCGCTACCGCCGTAGCCCAAATCGGCGGCCTCACCCATGTTGTGCATGGAATGACCGGGAGGCGCTACCCACTTTCGCGCCTCTTCAGCCGATCCATACTTGGATAAGGCATCTTGCCAAAGTTGTGCTTGCCTGTCCCGCGAACGGAAACCCGACTGTATGGTAAGCGGCATAGGAGCCGCTTGGGCGAACTTCGCGAGCCGCGACGCAAAATCAGCGTCTAAGCCCTGAATCGCACTGTCCGACGCCCCACGCGCCAGTATGCTATCAAGATAATCCAACGGTCGAGCCCCACGCACTAACGTTACGCAATAGCTCTCACTGATTTGGGCTAATTACAACCGGTATTTTCGGGGTCGATTCAAAATATTCGCCAGTCGCGATAAATCATCCACACTCACTGGCCTGCTTTCGACCATTCCTAAGCCTATAGAAGCATTTGTCCTATTTGCCCGGTCTATTTTGACCGATACGGGCCGAAACGCTGGCCTGTGGATAACACGTCGAACAACCTTCGCCAGTTGCTTGAGGCGTTCGGAGAAGCACCACACGGCCGCGCGCATGATGAAATAGCTATTCGAGATCCGATAGTTTCGGCCGGCGATCGTGCGGGCATTGGCGCGCATCCGGACCATCTGGCAAGCAAGCAACTCGCGCAACGCCCGCTGGACGGTCGAGATCGAGACACCGGCCTGAATGGCGATTGTCTCGTGCTTGGCGCGAAAGCCATTGCCATGCGCAACGGCCATGCGTTCCAAGGTTCGATAAACGGTAAAGGCTGATTTTGTTAGCTTTTCGGCGGCTTTGAGATCGTCAAGGACGGTCGGGCGATCAAAGGACGAAGGCATGTAGGCTCCCATTGATTTTTAAGGAAGCCCGCGTATATTCCCACGCATGGACTCCCATTTGGTCCTGTGCCGTTCCGGTCAAAGAATGCGGCACCTTATTCAGGCGGCGGGCACTGACATGTCCGTCGCCTTTCTTATTTCCCCCAGATCGATCCGCCGAGGGCAGACAGGCCAGCAACGCCCGTCGCTGCACCTGCTGCCGCCCCAGCGTTTCGGAGCGCTGGCTTGGCCAAGAAACCGGCTAAGCGAACGCCCGTAGGAGGCACACCGGTTTGGTCATACCCGTGCGCTTCGGAGAGCTTAAACAGCTCGTAGTTAGCATTTCCTTTCGGCGGGCCACCGCGACCGAAGCCACCCGCTGTTTTTTGTTTCGCCATGGCGTTGTACACCGTGCGAGGGTTTACATTGCCGGCCGGATCAATTGCACCCGGACGACGCAGAATCATGAACATTTGAGCCTCTCTTCGAAGCTCTGTCCAGCCCTTGCCAGTAATGCCGCTGTCACGCGTGCCACGGCCAAAAGCGGCCGGCGCGTCCTTGGTTGCCTTTTCTCCAAGGTTGTAAAGAGCGTTCACAGCGTCAAAAAGCATCTGTCCCGATTGCGACCCGCCCGGCTTCGAATAGGCGTCGGCCGATATCGACGTCAGCGCCTGAATTGTATTCATGAAGGTCTTGCCGTCGACCGCCGCGTCGGACTTCGCAAGCTGTTGACGCAACTGCGAAATCGTCTCCATGCCAATGTCCGACCCGACCAAGTGTCGATAGCCTTCCTCGACGTCGGAAATGGCGTTCAAGATCCGCTTAGGCTCGATCGCCGGCATCTCTTTTGCGACAGACTTATAGCCTTGGTCTAGGTAGTCCTCAACCTTTGAGAGATCGCCCGAAGTGATCCGAGTAAAGGTGTTTTCCTCCGGATCTAAGGTCATCGCGAGCCCCAAACTTTTTGCGGCCGAACGGTTAATCAGCTCCGAATTGTTGGTAACGCGCGCCGCTTCGTTCGCATCTTTAGCAGGGGAAAACTCTTCAAGCGCTCCCATGAGCCGCGATCGAGATCCTTTTCCCGCCTCAGCCCATAGCGAAGGCTCGTAGCCGATCGCCCGCGCGTCCTCCATTATTTTGGGAACGCGTGGGTTACTGGTGACGCCGGCCGCGTGCATGTCGTCGTCTTCCAGCGCGGAATTCCACATGCGCGTCGACTCGTCGAGTTGGTCTGTCGGCACCTGCGCCGCGCCCGCCGTAGATCCTTGAGGAAGTTGCCCGCCCGCACCCGCTTGTGCTTGCCCTTGAACCATGCCGTCAGCAGATTGACCAGCCGGGCCGCCCGCCTGCGCCGCCGCTGCGGCTTCCATTTCCGCCCTAGTCTGTGCGTTTGCAACTCTCTGCCCTCCTACCTCGATAGCACGGGCGATCGTCGCGCCGTTCTTGGTCGCAATGCCCCGGCCGATCTCAAGTGCGGCCGAGATCCCCTTGGTTGCGGCTTCCCCCAGGACGCCGCCCGCCACGCCGAAACCCGCGCCCATGGCGGCGTTGCCTATGCGCTCTTCAACGCTCCCCGGGCGAATGCCACCCGTGAACGCGCCGGCCGCCGCTTGGCCGCCCAACTGGATAGGCAAGGACGCGCCGCCCGTCATCAAGCCGGCCGCTGCACCGGCCAAGGCGTCGGGAACGCCTAAGCCGATCGCCTCAGCCCAAGGCGCTGCATTCGCTGCACTTTCGGACTGTAAGTGAAGTATATCGCCGGTTGCCTGCGCTTGCTGGTTTTGCCCGCCGATCGAGCCAATCCCGGCCTCGATCTCCTGAAAGGATCTCGCGGCCGCCCGGCCGGTATTGCCAAGGAACGAACCGTGTAGCGCGTCCGTATCGACAGGCACCCACTTGCCGGCCGTGTCATCCCATCCCCATCCACCGCCGCCCGCGTGCGGAACGATCGTAGTTACCGGCATTAGTTCTGCCCTCCATAGCGGCCGGCGCGGTCACCCGGCTTGCGGCCCGTTGTTTTTGCAGGCTCATTCCAGATCGATGGACCGGAATCCGGTTTAGGCGCATAGCGGCCCTCGCGTTGCGACACCGGAGCGCCGTCACGCTGCTTTTCGAGCGCTTGCCTTGCAGCCATCGGGCTTTCCGTGGGCGGCATAGGGATATCCTTCCCCGGAACCGGCATGGCACCGCCGTAGCGGTTTGGAACCTGCGATGGGTCTATCAGCCATTTGTCGCCTACCGCCTGCGCACGGCCCTGCATAAGCTTGAGGCCGGTTTTCAGCTTCTCCTGCACAATGCCCCATTGCGACGGGTTGACCTTGAAGTCATCCCACTTGTTGGGAACAAGCGTGTTGAAGAAGTCGAGCGAGCCTTGATCGAGCGAACCGGTTTCGAACGCCTTGCGCATGTCGTTTATCATGTTCGCCCGGGTTGCTTCCCAAGCGCCCTGCGAGCCGGTCCCGTTCTGCGCCATGCCCAACAGATCGCCATAACCACCGACGATATTGTTCATTGCCCCGACCTCGTCGACCATCTTTCCGAAGGCCGGCGACCCGACAGTCGGCCGGTAGCCAATGCCACCAGACCCGGTCGGGATGACGTCATAGCCGGGCGGAATGTCGATCCCCAATTGCTTGGCCGCATAGTTGCGCATCACCTGATTGGACGCGCCGCCGCCGCCAAGGTAATCGGCCATCTTGCCCATTTGCGCCATGTCGCGATCACGCTTGATTTGATCGGCCTTCAACTGGACGTCCGCACCGTAGTCGATCCGACCGCGCTCGAGCTTGTCATTGAACGTCATAGCGTCCTTGCCGTAGTAACTGCCCACGGCCTTATCCAGCAACGAATTGCCAAGGCCGGCCGTGTCATCCGGCCCGCCCGCGAACTTGGCCCAAAGGCCATATTGCTTTTGTAGGTTCGGATCTGTCACCGCCGACTTGTACTCAGGCGATTGCAAAATCCCCTGCGCGTACTGCCCGCGCTGCGCAGACTGCGCCAACTGGCGTTGCTGGTTGTCTTGCTGCGTAAAATAGTTTGCCGCGTATCCGCGACCGCCAAGCAAGAGCCCCATGATATTGAATCCCGGGTCTTGCGATCTCGATATAGGCCCCACCTGCGCCATAAGATTTCATCCCTTAAAAGAAGTTAAAGCCGAACTGGCTGGACTTCTGCGT